CTTTAGTTGATGGCGTTTGGGTTACTCAAGAGCCAACAGACGGACAAGCGTACAGAAAGTTATTAGATGGCTTTGCGTTTGAAACAAGTACATATTTTAGCGTACCTGTCGAGGACGAAGCTCGTATGTGGCGCGACGATGAACTAGACGCTACTGACAAAGCCGCACAAACGCCTGACTGGCCTAATCGCGACAACATCCTAGCATACAGGATTGCATTGCGTGATTGGCCTAGCACTGAAGACTTCCCAGACACTCGCCCAGAATTAGGAGAATAAAATGGCTTTAACAAAAGCAAGAAATAGAATGATTGAAGGCGCAAGCATTAATGTACTGGACTATGGTGCAGTAGGTGATGGCGTGACTGATGATACTGTAGCAGTTCAAGCGGCTATTACTGCAAGCAATGGAACACCTGTTGTCTTTAATGCAGGTAAAACTTTCTTGTGTGACACTCTGACTGTTAGTTCAGATGATCATCTTATAATCAACGGAACTATCAAAGCATCTCTTAGCGTTACTGCTACGCCTCTGATTACTGGAGCAAACGTAAGCAATGTAATCATTGGAGGTACTGGGCGTTTAGAGGGGCAATACAATATTGCTGTTGGCTATCAAGGCCGTAGTGCTACAGAGCCTACAACTAGAACTGATAGCTCTGCTTTACAGGTTGGCGATACGTTTTATGATACTGCTGTCGGTCAATTCAAACAATACTCTGGTTCATCATGGTCTATTATAACGGCTTACAGAGCAGGCATTAAGTTAGACAAGTCTGTAGATTGTAGAGTAGAAAATCTTACTATCGAGAACTTTATCTTAACAGCGGAGCCCGGAAATTGGGGCGCTGGCGTTTGGTTTGAGGGTGACCCAGATGGTACTTTAGCTACTGATTCATTAAGGAATGTCTGCATTAATGTTAAGGCTAATTACAACATTGGCTGTGGTATTGCTGTACGTGCTAACGTTGGCTCGTCTACTGAAAGATGCTTTACCAAAGGAAATGTTTGGGGTTCGGGGATTGCTTCTACAAGAGGCTTACAGTTTTCGTCAATCAATGACACTTTAGAGAGCAACGAGTTCACTAACCTTACTGTGAACTGTGAGGAATCGCAAATATTCTACCCAACCTCTAGGCTGTCTGGGTACGCTGGAATCAATATTGGGCATGATAACGCTGACGGTAGTGATAACTCGAATGCCTCTCGCACACTTATGGTAGGAGGTGTTAGTGAAAACAATAACTTTGAAGGCGTATCAAGTGCAGGGTCAGATGATGTAACAATCATAGGGACTTTAATATCTGGTAATGGGGAAAACGTAGCTTTTTCAGGGTCTAGATATGGTTTATCAGTTTTATCAGATGGAAACAGACTCCACCTAATTGGTTTAAAAATTACAGGTTCTTTTAACGCTGGTATTTTCTTAGGAAGCGGAGTAGGCCACAGGATAGAATCTTGCAAGATATACAAAAATAAAGGCGTAGGTCTATTCGCAGATGTACCAGACATCCATGTTTCTGATTGTGAGATTTATGACAACAATGTTGACGGCATAACTCAAAGGGCTGGGATACAGCTAAGAGAAGGCAACAGCGTCATTACAGACACTAAGATATATGACACTACTTCTCGTGCTAAAACTACACGCATAGCTACAGCAGGGCAAACTGTATTTCCTTACAATTTTAAAACAACGGATGCTGGTAGCATTCGCGTAGAGCGTAACGGATACATTATCCAACCGTCTACTTACACTGTAAACGGTGTGGGAACTTTGTCAGGAGATGTTACATTAGATAGCGGTGCTACAGCAGGTCAGGAGTTTGTTATCTCTGGTACGCCTGACAGCATGATCACCCGAACTGTTGCAACTTCGGGACAGGATGTATTTCCCTACGCTTTTACTCCTGAAGCAACATCAGATTTAAAAGTTATTAGAATAACAAGTGCATACCCAAATGGAAGTTTGCTTGCACTAACGACTGATTACACTGTGTCGGCTAACGCAGTAGGGGGAACGATTAGTTTAACGTCAGCCTTTTCTTTTACTCTTTCGTCAGGCACTCCAGTTGTAAATAATTCTTATACTGTTAATGGTTCTACATACCTTGTTACTTCTATTAATGGCAGTGTTATTACAACGACAAGAACCGCAGGAGTAAATGCGCCAACATCCTCTGGGACATTAAGTGGCACTCCAAACTTAGCTTTTAGTTCTTTTATAGATGGCGCGGATGCTGGAGACATTATAAGAGTGGGTGTTGCCACGCAAAACTGGGGAGTGTTAGCGCAGGGTGGCTCTCACAGAATAGAAGGCTGTACTGTTCATGGTCACTTAAACGCACCATTAGCAAGAGTTGGTGACGGCCTGATAAACGAAACTTATTTGTATGTCGGCAATGACATTATGTCAGGCACTTTCAAATTAAACAATGGAACCGCTGGAGGCGCAGGAGTTACGCAAGTTTATAACGATAACGCTGTAAATGCTTCAAGAATACTTTTAATACCAAGATTTAACAATGCTCAAAATAGAGGCGCTTATGTGAACACTGTCGAGGCTGGTGTTGGCTTTACAGTAAGTCATAACGCTAACGGCTCTGATGAAAGCTACAACTTTATAATCATGTAACGAGTGGGATGAAGACAACCAAGAGTGGGTAGAATTATGGACAGAGTAAAACAATTTTGGCGTAGTCGTAGCAATAGATGGCAAGTCTTTGGAATAACATTAGCGGCTCTACAGGTGTATGTGTTTCAACTAAACCTATCTGCTGAGACTATTATGTTAGCCAGTATTCTATTCGGAATGGGTGGAATATTCTTTCGCTATCAAACTACACAGTCTATGGCCGAAAAGCTATGAGTGAATTAAAGATACCGTCAACTTTATTACCACTAGGCGCGGCTATCGTAGCGATGGCTGTTGCTTGGGGAGTGCTTCAGGCTGAGACTTCCTTTGCATCTGAAGAGCGTGAAAGGATTGACAAGATTGCAAGAGAGTCCTTAAAGAAAGCTCAAGAGAACGGTCAAGCACAAGCGGTTACGGAAACCAAACTATCGGCTATTGTGGCAAGTCTAGAGCGATCTGAGAAGACTCAACAACAAACAAACGAACAGATACAGGCTCTCGTTCAGGCGTTGTTAGCTAAGTGATGAAGCTAGTTGTAGCCTTATTGTTTATTTTTGATGGTCAAATAGATCACGAAAAGACTATGTATTTTAAAAATTTAAACGCTTGTAGATACTACGCCCAAAATTACAACAGGGAAAGAAGTTACTATGAGCCTACCGAATGCGTTTGTAAGTTAGCTTGGGTGGATGGAAAGACTAGAGTAATACGATGACACTTGCTTTTGTTCTGATGCTTGAGGCGTTAGTTAATCAGCAAGTAGAAAGCATTGAAGAGTTTGGAATTTTTGAGGATGTAGATCACTGCATTTATTTTGCTAACGTAATTACTCGACAAGGACTTTCAAGAAGCGCGTCAAAGTTAGATTACACAGTTCCTTACAGAGCGTACTGCCTTCCTAAATGGGTAGACCCAGAAACCACTGAGATTTTTAAGAGGTAATTGTGGGAGAAGATTACAAAGACCCAAACGTTTTAGGTGGTCTTATAATAGCGGTTATCTGTTTAATAATAACGATAATCATAATCATATCAGAAAGATTTTAGGAATTAAGGATGATTGAAGAAACTAAAGAAATGGTAGATGTAGCCGCGGCATCAACAGCCGTGCTAACGTTAGCCGCGTGGTTGCCTCCTGTTGCTTCTCTGTTTACTGTTATTTGGCTAGGTTTGCGAATCTATGAAAGTGATACTGTTCAACAACTATTAGGTAAGAAATAACTATGACTATTCTTTTAACTAAATCAAGAAACATAACTGGAGCGCCAGTAGCCAGCGACCTTGCAGTAGGTAACGGCTCTACTACCTTTGGTGCTGAACTGGCGGTTAACACTACTGACAAAAAGCTATATGCTAAAGATAGTACTAGTGCTGTAGTTGAGATTGCAGGAGCATTAAACGCTTATCCTGTAGGTGCTGTTTATATCTCTGTAGACTTTACACCCCCTGCCCTTCTTTTTGGTGGAACTTGGGATGTATTTGGAGCAGGTAGGGCGCTTGTAAGTTTAGATGCTAGTGACACAGACTTTGACACAGCGGAAGAAACAATAGGTACTAAAACGCACACGTTGACTACTGATGAACTTCCTAGTCATACACATAGTTTTACTGCTATGCAATATACTGCAATTAATAATGACCGTGGGGGCGCTGGCCAGTTAGCTGAGTCTTCCTCTAGCAACACTGGGTCTACTGGTGGTGGCCTAGCCCACAACAACATACAGCCCTCTATTGTTGTATACATGTGGAAAAGAACTGCATAATGTCTATTCTTCCTTCTTTGATTGGACCTATTTCAAGTTTATTAGATAAGTTTGTAGTGGATAAAGATCAGAAAAACTTACTAGCTCACCGCATAGCTACAATGGCAGAAAGACACGCCCATGATCTTGCCAAGGGACAGCTTGAAGTAAATAAAGTGGAAGCCGCACATAACAATATGTTTGTCGCGGGCTGGCGGCCAGCGGTAGGCTGGATATGTGCAATGGGTATGGCAGGTAATTTTATTATAATCCCTATGGCTAACTTTGTACTAGCTTTAGCTGAATCTACAGTATCAATTCCTTTAATAGCTTTATCTGAAATGATGCCAGTGCTTCTAGGCATGTTAGGTCTTGGGGCTATGAGAACAGTAGAAAAAGCTAAAGGCGTACAAAGAGACAAATAATGCAATTAACAAAGCAAGGAAACACAATCTAATGACTTACTTACAACTTGTACAAAGTGTACTAAGAAGGCTGAGGGAAGACGATACAATTACTTCTGTGTCGGACAATAGCTATTCAAGGTTAATAGGAGAGTTTGTAAATGATTCTAAAAGGATTGTAGAGGACTCTTGGGATTGGTCAGTTTTACGAACTACTTTTACTATTAGTACAACATCTGATATTTTCAGGTATCAACTTGAGGGTTCTGATATCAGCCTTAAAATTCTTGATATTGTAAATGACACCTCTAACTGTTTCTTAAAGCCTGTGACATCAAGCTGGATGAACAATGCTTTTTTAAACAACGCTCCCGCTAGTGGTTCTCCTACCTACTATTCTTGGAATGGTTTTAATGATAACGGAGAAGCAATTGTTGATCTTTACCCTATTCCCGACAGTGAATACCTTATACGTGTAAACACTGTAGATAAGAAAGCAACACTGGCTGAAGATACGGCACTTTTATATGTTCCTTCTAATCCTGTGATACACTACGCAGTTGCTTTAGCTTCAAGAGAGCGAGGGGAAACAGGTGGTACATCCTCTGCGGAACTCTTTGCTCTTGCTGACCAAACCTTAGGCGATACGATTGCTTTTGATGTAGCTCGTCAACCAGAGGAAACTGTTTGGAGGCCCGTATAGTGGCTCAACAACTACAGAACATAACAATTAATGCACCTGCGTTTGGCGGTATTAATACTCAGGATTCTCCTGTGGGTCTTGACCCTAGTTATGCGTCTATAGCTTCTAACTGTGTCATTGATAAGTTAGGGCGTGTGGGGGCTAGAAAAGGGTCAATACTGCTATCCTCAGCTACAGACACCTTAGGGGCTTCCACAGTAGGTACAAACACTGTAAAAATAGAAACAATCTTTGAGTCCTTAGATAGAAGCGGAGATAAGGTTGTTTTTTCTGCGGGTAACAATAAAATATTTAGCGGGATAGGAACATTAACTGACATAACTCCCGCAGGTTATACCGTAACTGCAAACAACTGGAAGGTTGTTAACTTTAATAATCATGTGTACTTTTATCAAAGAGGACACGAACCTTTAGTTTATACAGACGCTGGCTCTCAAGGGCTTGTAAAACTAACAGCAGTCACAGGTTTTGATGCCCCTCAGGTTGGTGGGTCAGACATAGCACCTTATCAAGCTAATGAAGTGTTAGCGGCTTATGGTCGTTTATGGATAGCCGATATTACAGGAAATAAACATACAATATACTGGTCTGACACTCTTAATGGAAACGATTGGAACGGAGGTACTGTTGGCGCTATTGATTTAACAACTGTATGGCCTACTGGTCACGATGAAGTTGTAGCACTGGCGGCACACAACGGGTTTCTCATTATCTTTGGCGAAAGATCAATTGTTGTGTACAAGGGTGCTTTAGCACCTTCAAGTATGGTTTTACATGATACTATAGAAGGTGTGGGTTGTGTTGCTAGAGATTCTGTACAGCACACAGGAACTGACATTGTATTCTTATCTGATTCAGGTGTACGTAGCTTTGGCAGAGTAATACAAGAAAAGTCTATGCCTATGCGAGAC